AGTCAATAACCTTACCGACATTAACGGCGCAGTTGGAGACCTTGGCACACAATCTGTAACTTGGAACGTCTCTGGTACAGTAGCAGTCACAACAGCGTAAGAAGGAGATAAGGGCTATGGCAAAACTCAAAGTAACAAGGGCTGACGGACAAGTGCAGGAGTTTGAGATAACTCCAGTCTTGGAGTACAGCTTTGAGCAATATGCTAAGAAGGGCTTTCACAAAGCCCTGATTGAAGATCAGAAGCAGTCAGACGTTTACTGGCTCTGCTGGGAAGCAATTAGACGTTCGGGTGAAACAGTCAAGCCTTTTGGCGAAGGATTCTTGGAGACACTTTCAGGTGTTGAAGTCCTTGAGTCCGACCCAAAAGCTTAGATCGGAACTCCCTCACCTATCTCGCGGCTCGATTGAGTTATGAGTATGGAGTTCCGTTCAACACCATCGTGGAACTTTCTCCGATGGCTTTCAAGGCTCATGTACAGGTATTAAAAGACATAGCGAAGGAGCGCAACGATGCCAGTAGAACTGGAAAACGCGGTCGCACTTCGTAAGGCTATGAAGGAGTACACTCCTGAACTAGCCAAGGAAACTCAAAAGGAAATTGCTAAGCACCTTAAAGTTGTAACAAATGAAGCACGCGGCTATGTGCCAAGTTCTTCACCTTTGTCAGGCTGGGCTAAAGCAGTCGGAGTCTGGGAGTATCGAGCCTTTAACGCTAGCACCATGAAAAGCGGAATTGGCTACTCAACTACCCCGAGCAAACCTAACCGCCGAGGATTTAGAAGCCTAGCAAGTATTTACAACAAGTCTGCTGCTGGAGCTATTTACGAAACAGCAGGGCGCTTAAACGCTCAAGGCAATCCACCTGCTCGCCGAGTAGCAGGATGGACAGGCGGAGCTTTTGGTAAAGGTGAACTGGGGCAAGTCTGGGAGTCTGGCAAGGGTGTCAATAAGTCAGCCAATCCATACGCGGGTAAGCAGTTTATTAACTCACTACCGCCATTGGTTGATTCACAGCAGTCATCAAGTGCAGGTCGTAGAACCCGTAAGACAAAGGGTCGCTTGATATTTAGGGCATGGGCTAACGATCAAGGCAAAACAACGGCAGCAGTAGTAAAAGCAATTCAAGCCGCTAACATGAAAGTTGTCACAAAGGTTAATGCTCGTGGTGAAGTCGATTACAGGTCAAAGGGGTAACAGATGTCAATGACAGACCTAGCAATCCGCATTGCTACCACAATGGATTCAACTGGCTTACTCAAGGCAGACAAGCAGGTAAAGAGCTTTGAGAAGCGAGTCAAGAGTCTTGGCAGAACCCTTGGCATTACCTTAAGCGCAGCAGCCTTCGTCCAGTTCAGCAGGAAGTCAGTTCAGGCTTTCGTAGAAGCAGAGAAGGCAAACACTCGTCTAGCCAATTCAGTTAAGAACCTTGGGCTTTCATTTTCAACTGCCGCTATCCAGAAGAACCTAGATGAGATTTCAGCTTCTGCTGGTATTGCTGGCGAAGTCTTAGTTGATGCCTACCAGCCTCTATTGACTGCTACAGGATCAGTATTACAAAGCCAGAAGATGCTCAACCTTGCCCTCGATGTCTCAGCAGGTTCAGGCGTAGCACTTACAACAGTTACCCAAGACCTAGCCAATGCCTATGTCGGCAACACTCGTGGACTGCGTAAGTACAATCTCGGACTTAGCCAAGCCCAGTTAAAGGCTGCTACATTCTTAGAAGTCCAGACTAAGTTAAACAAACAGTTTAGCGGCGCACAGGCGCAGTACCTAGACACCTACGCTGGAAAGATGCAGATACTTGGAGAAGCCGCAGGTAACGCACAGGAACGCCTTGGCGGGGCAATCATTGACTTTGGTATGGCTTTTACTGGTTCGTCCAACATAGACCAACTAATCGGCAAGATTGAAACTCTGACAGATAGAGCAGTTGGATTCCTTGACAGAATCACAGAAGGCGTAAGAATCCTTAACGCCATTCGCAACAGCTCACTTAACACAATTCAGAAGAACATTCAGGATGCTCAAGTGGCAGAGTACAACCGCCGCATGAGACGCGACTACATGAAGGCTTGGGATGGAGTCAATATCCCACAGAGCGCACAGGCAACAGCCCAAGCGCGTAAGGCAGAAGCAGCAGCTAAGAAGCGCGCTGCTGACCTGCTCAAGTCACAGCAGAAGAACACAGCAGAATTAAAGAAGCAAAACACTCTTAAGAAGTCTGCGTCAGTCTTTGACCTAGAGCAGATTCAGTTAATCGCTGCTCTTCGTGGCAAGTTGTCCGAGGAAGATCGTAAGCGCATTGAGGCACAGCTTGCCTTGCTTAATAACAATGATGCTTTGGCACAGAAGCTCACCCGCGAGATTCTCATGGCGCAGGATGCTACAGGTGGCTTGTATCGCTACTTCCTTACCATTGGTGATGCCAAGATTAAAAACCCATTTGCCTTCCTCGATGAGTGGATTATGGAGTTTCAGTCTAAACTGAACAATCTTAAGTTCCCTACAGGCAACGGAGCAACCGCCACAGTAGTAGCAGCATCGACCCCATCGGTCACAGTCACTAACTCTGGAGCGAGCATTACATCCAGCGCGACAATGGGCACACCATTCGGTCAGGCTGGGTCATTTGTGGACAGCATGGGAACGCCTTTTGGTCAGGCTGGCTCTTATGTCGATTCTATGGGTACACCATTTGGACAAGCTGGTACTACAGTCGTGGTGAACGTTTCAGGATCAGTTATATCTGAGCAAGACCTTACCGAGACTATTGCCCGTAACCTACAGAACAGTTCTCTATCTTCTGGCAAGGTGGCACAACTAGAGCGATACTCTGGATTCTTCTTATGAGCTTACCCGCACAGATAGCCGTCTCATTCGACTTCTCTGGCGGAGCAACTTTTGGTTCGGGGTTCGTCATCGGCTCACCAGATAACGGAGTCATCGGAGTCAATTCCTTTGGCTCTTCCGATGTCATTATCCCAACAGTCGATTTAACGCCAGATGTGTACAGCATCTCTATCAGGCGTGGTCGCAACATCATGAAGGACACCTATGACGCTGGCACAGCCATTGTGCGAGTCCTTGACCCGCTAGGCTACTTTAACCCGCAGAACCCTTCTAGCCCTTACTATGGCTATCTTGTGCCTCTTCGCAAGCTGCGCATCTCTGCTACCACAGCGACAGCAGAGCACTTCCTATTCTCTGGCTATGTGAATGACTATCGCTACACCTTCCCTGTAGGGCAGGAGACCGCCTATGTGGACATTATGTGTACCGATGGCTTCCGTCTCTTGCAGATGTCTAACGTGTCCACTATTGCCGATACAGCAGCAGGGCAGGACACAGGCACACGCATTAACAAGATTCTGGACAACGTCTCATTCCCTGCATCTATGCGCTCAATCTCTACTGGCGTCTCGACCTGTGTCGCTAATCCTGCAACCAACCGCTCTACCCTAGATGCGATCAAGAACGCAGAGTTCTCTGAAGGGCTAGGAGCGTTCTACATGAGCGCAGATGGCACAGCCGTATATCTTAACCGCACAGAGGTTACATCTAGCCTTGGTGAGCCTTCTATCGACTTTAATCAGACCACAGGGATTCCTTACAGAAACGTTAAATATGCCTTCGATGACAAGCTCATCATCAACGATGTCAAGTTCAACCGCGTAGGCGGCACAGCACAGACAGTTTATAGCCAGTCCTCAATTGACAAGTATTTTCCGCACAGCCTGACACAAGAGAACCTTGTGGCACAGACAGATGACATCGTGCTAGGCATCGCCCAGAACTACGTCAATACTAGGCGCGAGACTTCCATCAGAATCGACGAGATGCTGGTGGACTTGCTAGACCCAGCAGTACCAACCGACACCCTTATCGGGCTTGATTACTTTGACAATCTTGACATTACAAACGTCACAGAGTCAGGCTCTATCATCAACAAGACATTACAGGCGCAGGGCTTCGCTTGGGATATAACAGCTAACAAGATGCAAGTAGCAATAACCACGCTTGAGCCAATAGTGGATGGTTTCATTATTGGAAGCAGTACATACGGTATAATCGGACAATCAACTTTGAGTTACTAGGAGCAACATGGCAACAGGATTCCCGTTCACTACTGGAGACGTCTTTACGGCAGCAGCCGCAAATGGCTTAACCGCGTTTACAGTAGGAGCAGCTGAAACAGACGACTACACACCAGTCCTAGCAGATCAGTACCAAGTCCTAGAGATTATGAACAAGGCAACAGCCATCGCCTTTCAGCTTCCTACTAACGCTACGACTGCCTTCCCCATCGGAACTGCCATAACAGTTCTCAATATCGGCGTGGGAGTCTGCACAATCAGCGCAGTCACTCCAGGCACAACCACAGTCCTATCA